ACATGACTGCCGTGGTGCAAGCCGCACTGCCAGCCATCCAGGCTGCGTTCACGACGGTCGCGTCAACCATCCAAGGGGTCATCGACGCTGTATTCCCGTATATTCAGACGGTGATCACGAGTGTCATGAACGTCATCAACGCGATCATCACCACGGTTTTGGCGGCCGTGAAGGGTGACTGGGATGGCGTGTGGGCTGGTATCGGCAACATCACTACGACGATATGGAACGGTATCAAAGCCGGCGTATCAGCCGGCATCAACGCTGTTGCGGGCGTGATCAGTTCGGTCATGGGCACCATCAAAGCGTTTTGGAGTGGCGTTTGGGATGCTGTTAAAGGTCTTGTCGGCAGTGCTTGGAACGGCATCACCAGTGCCGTCAGCAATGGTGTCAACAATGTCATGAACACTGTAAAAGGCATTGGCGGTAAAATCAAGGGCGCGTTCAACGGGGCCGGCAATTGGCTGTTGGACGCGGGCAAGAACATCATCATGGGTTTGGTTAACGGTATTAAGAATGCGATCGGCGCGGCCGTGAACGCGGCCAAATCCGCGGCTTCCAATGTCGTGAACGCCGCTAAGAGCGCGTTGGGTATTCATTCCCCGTCTCGAGTGTTCCGTGACGAAGTGGGTAAGATGATCCCCGCCGGTTTAGGCAAGGGCGTTGAAGCTAATATGAGCTTGGCTGTGAACCCGGTGCAACGCATGGTCGCTGACATCTTGCCGAACAGTCTGTTGAATAGTCCGGCGAGTCTGCCTGTCTCGTCCCCGGTCCTGGCGAACACGGATAATGGGCCTCGAGTATCGGCTCCGATCACGGTTAACGCTTCGGATCCGACGATGGCGGCGCGTGAGACGGTGCGTATGATTAATTTCGCTTACGTGTAAAGGAGGCTAGGCTGGTCTTATGAGTATTTTTCTTACGGATCCACGTGATATTCAACTGACGTTGAATGGTTTCCCTCTCTATGGCGTGGATGATAATGGTTGCGAATGGCATGTGACGTTCCAGGACGTGTCTGGCTTATTCGACGGCGTCTCGTCCACATTGCATACTGAAAGCAAGGCCATGACTGATGGCTGGTATGGTAATCTGCCCCGATTGCAAGGCCGTACCATCACGATCGAGGGGCATATCATCGGCCGGTGTTCGGAATCGTGTGTCACGTCGTGGAATGCGTTCAAAAGCGTGTTGGATACTGATGGAATGCTGTTAACCGTACGATTGGGGGGTATTGGCCGTCAGGTACGGGTATGGCAGTCGGCATCCGCACCATTGGTCAAATGGGCTGGGGTGAACATGCTCCGTTTCAGTATTGGGTTGACGTCTTTGAGCCCGTACTTGCATGGATTGGATTCGGTGTCCGATGTTACGGGATTGCCGAGTTCGTCGGGTGGCATGCAGTTCCCCTACCATTTCGAGGAGACTGGTGTCCCATTGTCGTCTTGGATGTGGAGTGAGAATGTCGTGTCCGGTCATGTGGCATTGGATAACGTTGGTACGGCTCCCAGTCCGGTGATGATCCGTATTGCCGGTCCTGTCGTCAACCCTCAGGTATCGCATGTTGGGAGCGGGCATGTCATAGCGTTCAACATGAGTTTAGGTAGAGGCCATTATGTGACTATTAACGGTGTGACGCATGAGATCCTGATTGATGGTACTGATCCCGCGCGTGGTCGTGTCATTCGTCGTGAGTGGAGTCAGGCGGAACCCGGCATGAATGTTTGGGGTTTCAACGCGAGCGAGTATTCGGCTGAGGCTCGTATGACGGTTTCGTTCTATCCGGCTTACGTGTAGAGGAGGAATGTCATGGGTTCGACTGATGTTTGGAATGGGGTTTCTATTTTCGGTCATGGTCGTGTCGTGTGGGATACTGCTGGGTTCCAGTTCCTTGCCGTGTCTTTGACTAGCGGGACCGTGTTGGCTGAGTTTCCGGACTTGCAGGTGTCCAAGCTTTCGTATCGTTTCGAAGAGGTTACGAGTGAGACGATGATGATTCCGTGGCGGAATATTCCGTCCAATTGGGTTGAGGCCACGATCCCGTATGGGGTGGCGATTCTCCTGGTTCGTGGTTCGACGGTATTGTGGGGCGGGATCGTCGTCAAACGCGAACGTACCTTGCAGGGGAGCGGGGTGTCTCTCACTGTGGCGACCATCGAACATTATTTGGATAGCGTGTATGTGAAGGATCATACGTATTCGAATCGTGACCAGTGTGAGATTGTGAAGGATCTTGTGTCGAGTACGCTTAAGGGTCACCGGTTCATGCTTTCGGTGGAGGCGTCTCCTAGCCACATTCATCGTGATAGGACGTATGAGGAGTCTTCGGATAAGACGTTGTTGAGCGTTCTTCAGGAATTGTCGAACGTGCAGAATGGGCCGGAATGGTGTACGTCATGGCGGACCGTTGATGGCGGGTATATGCCGGTTTTGACGGTCGCGGATAGGATAGGTTCCGTCACACCGGTTACGACGTTTGACGAGAGCGTGATGACGGCTTTCAAGATCGTGGAAGATTATACGAACGGTTTTGGGGCGAACATGGTGTGGGCGGTCGGGAGTACGACCGATGAAAACCAGTTGCGTTCCGATACGATGGTGGCTGAACAGTCTTACCGTCCCGTCGTGGAACATGTGGTCCGGCTGTCGTCGAGTATTACGCAGAAGGAAACGTTGAACGCTCATGCGTCATCCGCGTTATGGCAATTGCGGGATGGTACGAATACCATGAGCATGACGTTGAGCCTGTTGGCCGCTCCGATCGTTTACGAGGAGTGGCGGCCTGGGGATGTCGTCGCGTGGACTGTCGCCGATGATGATGGTCGTTTCACTGGTTTCGACCATGGCGAGGCGCGTGTCGTCGGTTATGACATTGATTTCAGTGGCGTGTGGACTATTACGCCCACGTTGCAGTAGGAGGTTCTGATGCAAGGTAAGTTCAGGTTTTCGATGGATGGTGTGGATGCTACCGCCCGTCAGTTCAAGGATGTTCGCCGTCGGTTGGAGGAATTGTTTTCGAGTGTCGGTAAGAGTGTTAGCGGGTTGGGTAGGCGTGTTACCGATGTCGAGAAGGATTTTGAATCGTTGGTTACCGAGCAGAGTCAGGCTGACGCCGGTGAGTCGAATGCGGTGGTGGTGCCGGCGCATGGTGGTACCGGCGTGCGGAACGCGTCCGAGAACACGCTTCCGTCGATGCCTCGGAAGCCGGTTTATTGTCTTCATGATGGCACGTTGGGGGTTGACTGTTCGTCGGTGGATTCGGTGGCGAATGTCGGTAATGCTGACGAGTTCGTCCCGGTTGATGCTCTCCGTCAGGTGGAATGGCGAGTGTATTGGTTGAAGGATGATCTGAATTTGAATCTTGATGATGCACAGCCTGTTATCGGCTTGATTGCGGAAGATTTGGACAATGCCGGGCTTGGTTTTTTCTGCGAGTATGATTCCGACGGGAATCCGACGGGTGTTGATTATCCGAGGTTGAGTGTGGCTGTTTTACGGTTGGCTCAGCAGGCGATGAGTGAGGTGGACGAGCTTAAGGCGGAGGTTTCCAGGCTATCTTCCGTGGTAGGTAAAATGGGTGTGTCCACGTCTGAATGATTGATTGTGAGGAATGACTTATGAGCGATATTGTGTTGCATCCTTTGACCATGTTGAACGGTTCGCCGTCGTATACTGCTGATGATTATCGGCATGTTGTCAACCCGTTCTTGTTCCCGTCCGATGGTTCCGCTTTCGGTGGCGTTCAGGGTGTCCGGTATGGTAGTCCCAGCCCGTTGGCGACGATTGATGGGTTGACTGTTACCGTTAAGCCTCATTGCGGTATCGTACGCCCATGGGATGTGACTGGCTCGTACACTTATTCGATTGCGGAGCCTATGACTGTGGGTGTGCCTGATTCGAAGGGGGATTACAAGATCGTGGTCGCCACCTATGATCCGAGTTTGTCTCATGGTGAGACTCCGGGTGCTTGGCTGCAGTCGTGGGATGCTAGTATACCCAACGCGCAGATCAATGGTTTGGTCATCGCCAGGGTCACGGCTGGTGTCGTGTCTGATGTGGCTCCGAAGATCCATGTTGATGGCACGATTGAGGTGAATAATTGGAATGAGTTGATCGCGATTTGGACTGTTGATGGGGTTGAAGCCGTTACTTCGTCTAATGGGCAAAGGTATCGTCGCATCAATGGTGCTTGGCTGTCGTTGACTGATGTCCAGTTGGGGCGGGGTCAGTGGTATAAGGATTGGAGTGTCTGGTATAAGTGTTCGATGTCCGGTAATATCGTCAGCCTTGCCGTCAAGGTGACGAGGGGGCCTGAATGGGTGGCGGAGGCGTGGAGTAAGAGTCAGATTCTCACGTTCCCGGACTATGTGAAGCCTCATTTTGCTGATTTGAACGTTCCGGGGGCCGGTGTTGACTATAGTGGTTTCCAGTTGGATGAGACGGGCTTGTATGTGAGGCCTTTCAGGGATATTACGTATAAGACGGGTGCGTGGACCAGTGCTACCATGTCGTGGTCTGTCTGATATGCGAAAGCCCCGGTTGTGTGCCGGGGCTTTTTCGTATCGTTTTTGGGTTAGAGTGGGCAGATGCGGTCGCGGAGTTCGTCGGGGAGGCTTGGTTTTGGGTGGTGTGTGAGGAATTCCTTGTCTTCGATGATTTCGCAGAATTGGGCGAGCCAGTGGCCTAGGCTGCGGATGTAGCCGGTTTCCATGTCGTTGATGTGTTGGAGTTCGTCGCGGCTTTCGATGAGTTTGTCTATTTTCTGGTCTTGGGCGTCGATTTGTTTTTTGAGTTCGCCTTGGGCTTCGACGAGGTGTTGGTAGGCGGTGGTGAGGTTGTCGCGTCGTGTGGTGGCGTATGTGATGGCTCCGCCTAGTGCTATTCCTAGGAGTCCGATGAGCGGGGATATTAGTTCAGTCATAAGACTAAGTCTATCTTATGCGGTTTTGGTATGCTGGTCATATGAGTCAGGAATCTATCGAAAATATTGTGTTGTTCATCTTGTCGGCGTTTCTCGTGGGGATCATGGTGGCGGCGGGTTTCCTGCTTGTTACCGGGATTCCGGCTTTTGCTCGTTTTCTTTTTACTGTCTGGTATGTTTTGATTGTCTGAAAGGAGACAAAATGTCATATGAATATATTACTAAGTATGATAGTCCGAATTATACGAGCGGACGCCCGTATGGGATCAAGGCTATTGTGATTCACTGGTGGGGTGATCCGAATACTCACCCGACGTTCGAGGGTGTGATTAATACCTTGTGTAGCCCGTCTCGTGGTGCTTCCGCGCATTACGTGGTCGAGGCCGGTCGCGTGGCTTGTATCGTGGATCCGGATGATCGTGCGTGGCATGCCGGTGACGGCGTGGGTGTTCACTCCAAGGGTAATGACATGGGTATCGGCATCGAATGCAATCCCCGTCAGTCCGATGGTGATTATCTGACGGTCGCGCAGTTGATTCGTGATTTGCGTGCCGAGTATGGTGATCTGCCGTTGATTCGGCATCGTGACTGTTATAACACGCAGTGTCCGGGCTCGTATGATTTGGATCGTTTGGATCGTTTGTCTCGTGGTTTGGTGGCTCCGTCTACTCCGGTGCCTCATCAGCCGGCCACGTCCAATGTGACGAAGCTTGCGGTGGATGGGTCTTGGGGCCCGGCGACGATGCGTAGGGCTCAGGAGGTTGTCGGCACTACGGTTGATGGTGTCATGTCCGGTCAGATTCGTTGTCTCGAGAATCAGAACATCGCCTGTTTGGAGGAGGGTACTTCGGGTAGTGACTGGGTTGAGTGGATGTCTCACCGTTTCGGGATTACCGATCGGCCGCGTAATGCTGGTCCGGAGTTCATTCACCGGTTCCTCATGGAGATGAACGGGTATGCTGGTGATGGGATGATCGGTCCGGTTCCGTCCCCGGCCGTCATGGAGTTCCAGAAGCGGCTGAATGATGGTCGTATCTTTAACTGATTGAAAGGATTGATGTTTATGGTTAAGCATGCAGTGTTGGCTGATGACGTGTTGACTGGTGAGCCTACTTCGGAGACCATGATCACGAATGAGTGTGCCGATGGTTCGGATAATTACGTGCCGGCTTTCGATGCTGAGACTCGTCGTTGGGCGTATTTGGTATCCGGCCTGGTTGGTATCGCCGGTGCTGTGGCCAGTCTGGTGAGTGCGGTTCCGGGTGTCCCGTCGTGGGTTGCGGTCGTTGGTGGCGCGTGTGCGCTGGTTGGTTCCGGTGTGGCTGGCTTGTTCGGCGTGCATTATGCTGGTGTGAGCCGCTGATCTTCTCTGATATGTAAAACGCTCCGCGTTTGGCTTGTTCGGCCGTTTGCGGGGCGTTTTCGTATGTTCTGGAGGCTATTTCAGGTGGAAGAAGTGGATGGTGATTGGATTGGTCACGGTGAAATCGTATCCGTCTTCTTCGATGGTGTTGATGGTGGTGGTTTTGACGGTTTCGATGGTGTTGAGGAGGCCGTAGAGTTTCATGAAGCTGTCGAAGTCGTTGATTCCGATGCATCCGAAGGTGGTTCCGAGGCCTAGGCCGTGCTCGTCGAGTATTTCGGCGGCTTTCGGCTGGCTGGTGAGGAGTCGGGTGAGGGTGGTGAGGTAGTTGATGGTTTCCATTTTTTGGTTCTTTCTTGTGTTGTGTCAATCTTTCTGATTGATGTTTTCATCATATCATGAACGGCGTGCCGTGATGATGCGACACGCCGTAGGATGGGCTACTCGAAGAAGACCTCGCCGCCGAGCACGGCATTGAGTCGCTGCCGGTATTCCTTGCGGGGGTGTCTCAGCCCGTTTTCCCACATCATGATGATGGTCGGACTAGATACGTGGATCAGCTTAGCTAGGTCGGCTTGTGTGTATCCGTGCCGGTTTCTCCAGTATTTGAGTCGCTGCTGGCTGGTCGTCTGCGTCCGGATGAGGCGGTAGCTGACTGGGGTGTGCTTGCCGTCGCTTTTGATTGCGTAGAAGAGTCCCGTGTACGCGTTCTGGATGACCTCGACGGTTCCGCCTTTGATGGTGGCGGTGAATGGTTTCGTTGCCATGGTTTCCTTACTTTCTTTCGTCTGGTGTTGTGGCGTCGAAGAGTTCTTGCATGAGTTCGTCGCCTTTCTTGGTGAGTTGCCATCTCCAGCATGGGCGGTTGTGTCTGCTGGTGCCGTTTCTGTCGATGCGGTGGGCGTATCCGGCTCGTTCGAGTTCGACTAGGCGGCTTCTCAGGCTTTGAGGCGTGTCGTGGTAGCGTATCGTTTCGGCCATGTCGGTCAGCCGTTCCTGGGTGATTGGTTTTCCCGCGAGGCGGAGGAGCGTGAGTACGTGGAGTTTCGGAGTGTCCATTAGAGTCTGCTTTCTGCTTGGTGTCGGTAGTATGCGGCGATGCTTGTGGCTACGGCCCATCCGGTGAGCCATTTGATGCCGAAGCGGATGTGGTGGATCTTCGCTGTCGCAGCCCATGCGGGGAGTGCCGTGTAGGGGCTGAGGCACCATCCGCAGTAGGCGAGCGTGCCGAGGCTGCGGATGGTGTTGTTGTCTGCGTTTTCGGTTTTAGTGGTGAGTTGTTTTCGGAGTTTGGCGAAGATGTCTCCGGGGCCGGGGGAGAGTTGACTGACCGTGGTTGCGTATCCTGCTGTGAGGCCGGCTGTGATTACGGCTGTCCACCATTCGGTTTTCATTTTGTGGTCCTTTCGTTGTTCGTGATGATTTCTGCTGGAGTGTAGTGGATTGTCCCGCCGGACAGTATCAGGGGGTATTTGATTGGTTTGTTTTGGTTTTTGGCGATGGTACGGATGAGGGTTGCTGTCGGGCTGCCGGAGGTGACGATGTGTAGTTGTTTCCACATCCATTGTGCTGTCGTGCGGCATGAGTCCAGGAACTTCGCGGTTTCGGGCCGGCATGTGGGGCAGCCGTCGAATAGGACGTAGATGTCCGGGCTGTTGAGGAGAGTGTCGATGGTCATTAGAATGATGCTCCTGTTGCTTCCGTAATGGTGTCGATGATGTGCAATGTGTTGAGTTGTTTGCGTTTGTGGCTGGTGATGAGTGGTTTGATACTTCTCCTGTTGATTGGGATAACTTGGTGTCGTGCGTTTCCATAGACTCGTGGATCGTACATTGAGAAGTAGAGGGTTTCGAGCGTGTCGCAGACGACGAAGTATTGGAGCACTTGCGCGCGGTACGCGTCCGGGATGAAGTCCATGTTGGTGGCTTTAAGGCTTGTTGCTGTTGGGGGTAGGACTTGTGCGGCTGCGTCGGCGAGGTTCCCTGGTATTTCTCGTTGGCGGATGCGCTGTGAGTGGATCATCCATGGGATGACGGCTTGGAGGTGGTAGGCGCTTCCGAGGCTTTTGCATTCGATGGCCCATGTCGGGGTTGCAGAATTCTGGTAGGCGTCTGGGCTGCATGCGATTCGGTCGTCTTCGTCGCTTTCCCAGATGCCGCAGTCGGTTATGCAGTCTTCTTGCTTGTATCCGAGTTGTTGGAGGGTGAGTTGGATGTTTTCTGGTTCGAGCCTGTGGCCGCGTTCCATGGGGTTTTCTCCGTCTGGTTGTTCGGCCATGGTTTCGGCGAGGAATTTCCAGAAGTCGATGCCTACTTTGAGGCGTTTGTTTTTTGCTTCGGTTTCGGTGAGTAGTTCGTCGTATTTTAGTGCCGTCCGGAAGTGTTCTTCGGTCTCATCTTTTGATGTTGCTTTTTTTGCTTGTTCGAGTGCCTTGTCCCGGTATTTGATGATTTTTTTGGTGTCGGTTTGCTGGTAGTGGTCTAGGGCTAGGCTGCCGCTTTTGGTGCCGGTGATGCGTCCGGTGCGTTCTTGGAGCCATGCGTCGGTGTTGTTGGGTTGGGATAGGTTGATGATTTTCATTGTCGGTCCTTTCTTGAGGTGATATTCTTACTATATCACATGCGGAAGTGAGGTGATATGTCGGCGTGTCGTGTTCCTTTTGTTACCGTATCGGCGTGCCGCGTTATCCTAAATGATATTATGGGTATGTAAACCGCAAAGGAAAGGAATTGAAATGAACACCACGGAAATCACCGTAAAGGACTACGACACCTACAAGGAAGTCACTGTCACTCCGATGGCGGTGTTTGGGTACGGCGACTTCAGCACCATCTTCATCACCGACGCCAACTACCGCGGCCTGTGGCTCAATGGAGACCTCGACTGGCTCATCGACGTCAAGGAAGGCGATATCTACGACGCCGAACGTATCGAGGGTATCTTCGGTGCCGATGAAGATGAATGGGAAGCCTCCGCGAACGAGAAGCTCGCCGACTACGGGTTCCGTCTCGGAGATCTCGATAAGGAGCATGGTGATCGGTATTTTCTGGTCGCCTTGTAGTCGGCATTGACATTGAAAGCCTCCAAGCTTTATCACTTGGAGGCTTTTATTATGCCTTTAGGTACGAGAAAGCCCCGACGTTGGGCCGGGGCTTGTCTGTGTCACATCCTGTTGACGGCGTCCATGAGCTTGGCTAGGTCGGCTTGTGTGATTCCTCGCCATCCTTTGACCTGGCGGTTCAAAGTGCCGCTGATGAATTCTCCTCGTGCTTCCGGCGGGAGCTGGTGCGCGTCCATTGCCTTGACGAGCGTAGCGTACTGGTCCGCACCTATCGGCCGGTCGGCGGTGTCGAACTTCTGCTTGGCGTAGCCTCCGTCGTCGTCCTTGTCAGGGAAGATGCCAAGTACGGTGGTAAGGCTGTAGCGGCGGGCGTAGGTGATGGCGCTGCCTACCTGTTGTGGGTCTCCGGTCACGAAGAAGGGGTATTTGCAGACCACTTGCTGTTCGTTTTCGTCGAAGATGATGGTTTCGATGGTGCCGAGGGTCTGTCGTCCGTCTCCCGTGCCGTCGAAGGTGACTCTCTGGGAGAATGCGATGTCGTACTTCTCGAAGATGGGTTTGATGTTCTTGAGGAGGGTGGCTAGGTTGAGGTATTTGTAGGTGCGGCTGCCGGCGTTGGCGGTCTCGTCCGTGCTGAAGTTCGGGACTTCGTTGAGCACTTGCATGAATTTCTTGTTTAGGTTGTTGTTTTCCATTGGATGTTCCTTTGTGGAGTGATGGTGGTCAGTGTTTGCGGATGAGGTAGACTTCGGTCTGCGGGCCGTCGTAGTCCTGCTTGTCTATAATGACTCTTAATGCTTCCATTCCGGCGAAGTTGTAGGCCTCGGTGAAGAAGTCAAGGAGTTTCGGCTGGTTCTTGGCGAGAATGTAGAGGTAGCATGCCCAATCCGCGCCTTTGTTGTCGGTTTCGTATTCCTCGAAGGTGCGGGAGAAGTCTTCGAAGGTGACGAATTTGTGGGTTCCGACGCGGTAGGCGAGTCCGATATGGCCGAAGTGGATGTTGTAATGGCTTTTCTGGTCGAGGCGTACGTCGATGTCGTGCATCATGGTCTTGACTGTGGTTGTGGTGATGTGGTTCATTTTGGTTTCCTTTTCTTTGTGTTTGCCAAGCGTATTGCTTGATATCTCCAATATAACATAATGCGGCGTGAGGCACAATTGCGACACGCCGCAGATTTGAGGTGGACTCCGCCTTACCGGTTCTTCCATGCGATAAGCATGGCGAGAGCAAGGATCAATGCCGTGCAGATGTCACTAATCGTTCCCATTCTGTCTCCTCCCTGTATTTCTTGATGACCGCTTCGATTTCCGGCTTGCAGTATTGGGGGATGAGCGGCGCGAATTCGTCTACCGTCAGGCCGGCCTTATACCATTTGATGATCTGGTCTTCCGAGGCTTTCTTCATAGTGCTCTCCTTGTCGGCGTGGTGTATCTGATTCGTGCTTCGTAGATTTCTTCGATTGTTTCCTTGTCCATGCCGGCTATTTCGCTGACCTTTTCGACTGGATATCCGAGATCGAAGAGGTAATGTTCCACGAGCGCTGTCGTGAGTGGTATGTCAGAGAGTTTGTGTGTCATTGTTCTGCCTTTCCTGTCATTCGTTCCAGGGCTTCGATGGTCAGGTTCCAGTCGGATTGTCTGAGACCGGTCCATGCGGTGCATTCGTCGCCTGTGGTTGAGAGGAGGAGCCGGTAAAGGATTACGTCGCATGGGCAGGTCTTGACCACTTTTTCTCCGGTCTCCGACGCGAGCCGGGCGTACCATAGGGCTTTCTTCAGGTCTTCCGCCTCGTGGCCTTTGAATGGGGCACGCCATAGGTATTTGATGACGTTGCCTGTGCAGAAGGCTTGCCGTCGTGCGAGCGCGATGCATTCGCACCCGATGTTGCGGCTGGCGTAATGCGCTGGGTGGTCGATGTTGTCTGTCATTTGTTTTCCTTTGCTTCTTTTTCGGCTTTGGCTTTGGCTCGTCGGATTCGGGCTCGTTCGGACTGTTTCCGGGTGTATTCGGCTTTTTGTTCCGGGGTCATCGCGTGGTATCTGGCTTTCTGTCTGGCGAGCATTTCCTCCCGCCATTCATTGTCGGTGTGGTAGCGTTCCCTGGCTGCCTCTCTTTTTTTCTTGAGGGTTTTTGGTTTGCTATGGTATTCCTTTTGTTTTGCCGCGTATTGTTCGGCGTGTTCTTCCCTCCATTTCCTGTTGGCTTCGGCGCGTTCCTCCTTGTGACGGTAATAGTATCGGTAGTCGCTGATCTTGCGCCGTTCCTCGGCTGATGGTTGACTGTTGCGCATCTCGTTGATCCAGTCCATCATGTGTTGGTCGTTGAAGTCGATTTCGACCGGTTCCTGTGTTTTCTTTCTTCCCATGGTCGGAGCCTTTCCTAGAAGAGTTTTCTGATGTCGTCCGCAATGTTTTCTGCGGCGAGATTGTTGAGTGTGCCATTGTAGAGGAAGCGTTGATCGATTAGGTCGTCGTGTTCGTCGTACAGTCTCATTTCGGTATCGTCCGGTTCACTGTAGGCGATGACGTATAAGGTCTTTTCGCTGTTCCGTTTTATGATGCGCACTGCTGAGTCGCCGGGGTCGCATTCGGTGCTTGCTAGCGTGTAGTCGTCGCCGAGGTACGTCAGTGTGCCTGCCAGTTCGTGGATGATGTCCCTGGTGTTGTCGTTGTTGGCCATTTTTGTTTCCTTTTTCTTGTGTTGGTGTCGGTTAGAGGCTTTTTTCGATGTAGGCGATGAGGTCTAGGAGGGTGAGGTCCTGGTCGTCGGCGTCCCATTGGCTGATTTCGATTGGGTCGTCGTCGTAGGTGTCGTCATATAGGGTCAGGTCGAAGATGTTGTTGTCGTAGGGCATGTTTGCGGTGATGTATATGCTGCGTTCTGAGTCTGTTTTGGTGATTATGATGGCGTCTTCCAGTCCTGCGCCGTTGAAGTATTTCTCGCCGTATTCGTATGGGAGGCTGCCGTGGAGCGCGGTGAATAGGGTTTTCAGGGCTATGTATTTGCTCATTTTCTGGTTCCTTTTCTTTTCTGTGGCTTGGTGTTTCCTCGCCTGATATGTATCACTATACCCGGTTACGAGATGTGACACGCCGGTGGGCAAGAAAAAAGGCGGCACGTTTTACGCGTGTCGCCTTGATCCGGTCAGAGGCCGAGGAGTCTTTTCATGTCGGCCGAGTCGTCGCGGAGTTTCCTTTCCCTCCTGTCCGCGCCTTTCACTTCGACTGGGACGCACATTTCGAGCAGTCGCGAATAGATGCGCTCCTTGTCGACGGATCCCGGGGCTGTTAGTTCGGTTTGTGTGAGGTTGGAGGTTACGATGAGCGGTTTGCCGCTCCGGTACCTCGAGTCGATGATGTTGAAGATCATTTCGTTCATGTAGGACGTGTCGCGTTCCGCGGCTAGGTCGTCGATGACAAGCAGGTCCAGTCGGTTGAAGTCGTCGAGGTAGCGTTGCTTACCTTCGAACATTCCTTGGAGGGTGTTCGTGATTCGTGCGAAGTTGGTTACGAGGCAGGGGCGGCCTTGGTTGATGAGTTCGTTGGCGATGCATGCTGCCGCGTGCGTCTTGCCGGTGCCGACGGGGCCGTATAGGAGCAGGCCTTTGCCGCGTTTCTTCATTTCGGGGAAGTTGTCGACGTATTTGTGGGCGATGCTCGTGGTCTTGGGGTCGGTTCCGTCGTCGTGGGCGAATGTCCAGTCGGCCATTTCGCTGTCGGGGAAGCCGAGTTTGCGGAGTCGGTTTACTTCGGTGCGGAGGTTTTGAGCCTGTCGTGCCTGTTCTTCGGCGTCTCGGCGTGCGCGTGCGCAGTCACAGAGCGTGTATGGTTTCTTCTCTTTCCCGTCCCATGTGGCGATGAAGCGGCATTGTTTTGGGGTGTGGCATTTGCCGCACATGAGGAGGCCGTCTTCGTTGGTGTAGTCGCCTTCTTCGTAGTGGCTGTCTTGGCTTGCCTTGCGGGTCATGGTTTCGATGAGGTTGGTTTCCATTGTGGTTCCTTTTTGTTGTTGTATGGCAATATTACCTCACGTGTTATCGGCATTGTGTTGCCGGCGTGTCGTGAGTTAGAACCATCCGTTTTCTTGGGTGCATTGGGCCATGTGGCCTTCGGCGTCGATGGGTTGGGCTGCGGTGTAGGCGTTGGTGTAGGCGTTGGTGTAGGCGTTGTGATTGGACTGCGGCCTCGACTTGGCGTTGAGGTAGCCTTCGAACTTCGGGCCGAAGAGGGTTTCAGGGCGCAAGTATTCCACCATTGCCGGGTTGTTGAGCCAGTCGGCGCATTTCTTGTCGATGACCAGCTTGAGTTCGTCGACGGTGAAGCCTTCCTTAAGTCTTGCCTTGATGAGTTTGCGAGTGTTTGCTGTGGTGGCCTTGTAGTGGGTGCCGGCACGCTGGTTGAGGTGGTCCACGACTTCTACGGCGGGGTCGGGTTCCTTCGGCTGTGCGGGTGCTTGCGGTTCTTCGAGGAGCGGCTGGGGTTCGGTTGCGTTGTGTTCCGTCGTGGTCTTGGCATTGGTTTGCGTGTCGACTGGGGCTTGTGTGGCGTTCTGCCGTGCCGCGAGTTCCGTCTGGGCGGCCGTGTAGTCGCATGAGCGGACCCCGTTTACGTATTTTTCGTGCTTGATGATGAGTTGCTTGCCGAGCAGGGACGCGAGGGTGTTGTCAACGGTCCGCATGGAGCATCCGCACCATTCCGCGATGTACCGTCTGGTGCCGGAGAACTTGGATTCCCCGTCCTGTGAGAAGCCGTAGATGAGCGCGTAGACGATAAGCTCGTAGCCTTTGAGGTTGAGCTTGGTGCGCATCCATCCTTGGATTGCGATGAAATTGTTGTCGTTGATGGCGATGTTCATGGTGTGGTCCTTTTGTCGTGTGGTGCTTTGTGTCTCGGGTGTGGTTAGTCGGCTAGCAGTCGGCGGTATTTCTCGCCGGGAATGTAAAAGGATTCCGACCGTCTGGGGTCTCCTTCTGTCTTTATCAAGAGTCCGAGCTTGACCATTTTCTTGAGCTTTGAATAGAACGTGCTGTTGGTGATGTCGATTGCTGGCATTTCGCGTCGCAGTGCACCGTATGATGCCGGGACTCCAAATTCCGTTGAATTCATGGGGGACCTCCAGACAATCCAGCTGAGAATTTCTAGATCAGTGCAGTCAGGCTTGATGGTCTTGATGCGGCCGTCTTCATTGACGACTTTGCGGAGGGCTAGGACGGCGTCTTGGTCGAATCCGCAGATTGTGAGCTTCATGATGTTTCCCTTCGGTAAAAGTAAATCCCACCGATTGCTACCGTCTCCACCCGGTGGCAATCAATGGGATTCGTACCATTTCAAGTTATATGCTCCACTCAAGCGGTGGAGCACTTGAAATGGCGTATGTCTATAGTATATCACGTTTTCTTGACGACACGCCGATACGTTTTCGGGATATCACATACCAGCTGAGACTGCCGTAATGGACCATTCTAAGCAGACCCTCAGCCTCAAGCTTTCCGAGAGCCTCGGAAACGGTCTCTGCAGGCAGACCCAAGAACATCCGGGGAAAATCATCGTAGGGCATCCGAACCCAATAACGGCCATCATGAAAGTGTTTCTGACGCCGCCTCTGTTTCCGGTAAAGATCGTAAAGCTGAACATACACGACAGCAGTGGGAAAACCAAACCTCTTGACCAGTTTAGGCGTGGACGGAAGATCCTTCAAAATCAGGCCTCCTCGATGAACGAGCTGAAGAGACTACGATTGTAGAGAATGCCTCCGAGCTTCGAAAGAGCGGTCACCGGATTATCGTAATGCTTGCATGCGGTATCCCACGCTTCGAGTACTTCCTCGTCGCCGAACTTTGCGCACAGGCCGGAGAAGAACTTCCTCGACTTCTGCTCGCCTTCCCCACTGAAGCGGACGCCGTACCGTTCGACGAGGGTATCGTTGATTCGATCGTAAACGCTCATTGCTGTGTTCCTTTCTTACTGTTGCGTTACCTCAATCATACCACGCAACATCAAAAACCACCAGAGACAACACTCATCAACCACACCCCGTACGTCGCATCCCGTATCCCGCGTCCCGTATACTGTCCCTTCACCTCTCACCCTCACCCAACCCCGCCATGGAGTGTTTCTTGAGGGAGTGAGCGAGCTCTGGTAGAGAGAGTAAGCCTTAAGAGCTGAAGTTTTAAGTGCTTCAGATTAAGGCTTCATGACGGTTTCCGTCGGTCGTTCGGTCGCACGGCGTCGGTCATAAGAGTGATGCATTACTACCACTGATGCGGCATACCCCAGCAGATCGCGCTACATCTTTGATGTGATGGTGTCGGCACCCCGGTTATTCCACCATCGTCTGTTGGGTCGGTTGAACTTCGCACCTCTAACGTGAGTATCAACGAACTGTTAGTCGTCGTCCCATTGACCCAGAGCAAGGGCTGTAGCCGGGGAGTTGTCGTGCCTCCGCACCCAAGCATGTCCTTTCTGTGGTAGGCTTGGATTTGGACTTTACTCGCCCCATTATAGCACATCGTGCCGTGATGGGGCTTTTCTTTTACGTCATCAACTCATCCACCGCATTCCTCCCCCACGCTTTTCACCGCACATACCTCCAGAACGCACGTAAAGGCCCCTCAGACCGATTTTCCCGTCAAACACAATAACTCGTCAGGACCAACTCACGATAGCCCGTCAGAAAGGCCTTACGCACGAAAACGACGTTCCAGCCCAAAACAGCACCTAAAAAGCATCGAAACCACCAAGCCGTGAGAGAACCACCCAAGCCAGACACGGATCGACTCCTCTCCTTGCCCATTCAGGCCGAGCATCGAGACCAAGATCCGAAGGGCAGCATCGAGACCAGGACGGCATCCACCTCGATGCCCAGAGCCATGGAGAGAGCACGGAAAGCATCGAGAAGGCCCCATGGCTCCATGCCACAGACATCGAAGCATCCAAGGCTTGGTTTGGAAGACTGGTTTCGTTTCTCTCTCTTTGGAAAGAAAGATTTATCTTTCTTTCTCTCTCTTTAGATTATCTACTAGAGTATCCATCTATCTTATAGGGATCTATATTATAGAGTTGCAAATTCTGCAGCTTAGCTTGCTGCAGATTCTGCAGCTACCCACTGCACATTCTGCAGCGGGCGCTGCAATGGTTGCGGGAGGTGAGAACTCGTACGGGGGGATTGTTCGGGGCTCACATGGGGGGTATATGCCACTCGTTGAACACGAACCATCGGCAATACCAAAAGGCCCCGGCCAGTCCGGGATTCCTCCCAAGACCGACCGGGGCCATGCCCGCTCCCAAGTCGTCACGTCTCCTTGATGACCTTGCCGTACCGTCGTGCGAAGAGCTTGCTCTTGAGCCGGTACACGTCAGTCATCATGCCCTTGACATCTTCGACGACCTCCCGGCCATTCTCTACGTAGACGAAGTCGGCCACGTAGAAGACAGGCCGGTAATGCCTGCCATCCACGTCGAAGGCCGGTACGAGCTCGTAACGCACCTGGCGTCGAAGATCTTCGATGATTCCGTCTTCCTCCATGCTCTTCAGGACGAGATACCGGTCAGCCTCACGCCTCGAATCGAAGGTGATGCCATCTACCGTTGTCTTTTTCGCATGGTATTTGCTCCGTCCGCTCCACATGGCTTACCTCCCGGTGCTTCCGAAGCCGTTGTCGCCACGCTCGGACGGGTTGAACGCAGACACCTGCTCCAATGGTTCGCAGACCACCGGAATCACAACCAGCTGCGTGACTTTGTCCCCGGCCTCGAACTCATGGTCTTCGCCGCCATGGTTGTAGAGCTTGACCACGATGCTTCCGGTATAACCCTCATCGATGAGCCCGGCGCTCGTGATGTCGTGCTTGACGTTGAGTCCGCTCTTGCTGACGAGCAGTCCGGCGCATCCACACGGCAATGCCACGTGCACGCCAGTATCGACTATCGCGTTCCCGTACGCCGGCACCGTCACGGCCTTTGGTGTACGCAGATCAAGTCCCGCGTCGGTCTCGTGGCCTCGTGACGGCATGTACGCTCCGTTGTCCAGCATGATTTCCATTTAGCGCCTCCTTTTGTGGTAGTATTATGAGCGTCGGGGCGTTTTATTGGTTTCCCCGCCCCGGCTACTTTCCTTTGAGTAATAATAATCCCCGCCTCCGGTCGAAAGACCAGGGGCGGGGATTGTCTTATCTTGAGTCAGTGTCAGCGCTTGCGGTATCCGCCGTTAATGCTCTTGACGAGCCAGTAGAAGAAGTAGATCCCGCAGGTGAAGAAGGAGTATACGCACACCTTGATGAAGCCGGGGGCTTTCTTCTTGCCGCTGTCGTCCGGCTGTGCAGTAACGTTGTTGATGATGATCGGCTGCGGGGCGGTCTGCGGCTGGACGTTCTCGTTGTTGTTGTTGTTGTTGTTGTTGTTGTTGTTGTTGTGTTCGGTCATTTTTATTTCCTTTCTAGGTTGTAGGATTTGCATGTCCTACGTTGTTTGATACACACACAATATCACGATCACTCTCACGACACGCCGAACGGACAACAGCCCATCCGCACGCCGATTGCAATACAGCGAAGACGGCGCTATAGTGAGTCTTGCACTTCATTGTGTACTCTTGACAGCTGACTGCTCAACCGGGTTCTTCTCCCCCTCTCCCCCGGTTGAGCATTTTTTTATATCTGAAACACCGCCTTATGTCATCGTTACCAGCAACACACCGACGCGAAACAGGTTGCAAGAATACTCGACGCGTTATATCATAAGACCTATGAACGCTAAAAATTACACCGCAACAGTCCCCGAATACGCCCACCGCTGGAAGCTCAACATTCAAACAGTCCGCCGCTTCATCCGCGAAGGACGACTCCACGCAGTCAAGGTCGGCCGCTGCTACTTCCTCGACCCGGACGTAATCCCAACCAAGGACAACACCGAAGCCGACAACTAAAACACAATCCACCACACGAGGGGTAGGCAGTTCCCGCCTACCCCTCTACGAATAAGCCATAACCGACAAAAGAAAAGGCAATCAAATGAATACCGAAATCCAAACATTCAACTTCAACACCGCACCATTGCGCACCCTGACCGACAAGGCCGGTAACCCGTGGTTCGTACTCAAGGATTGCATGAGCATCCTTAGCCTCGGTAATCCAACTGAGACTGTCAAAATGTTTGATGATGATGAGTTCAGTACTACTGAAGTCATCGACTCGATTGGTCGTCGGCAGCAGGCGTACATCATATCCGAGTCCGGCTTCTACCGTCTCGTGATGAAGTCTCGTAAGCCAGAAGCCAAGGAATTCCAGCGCTGGGTGACCCACGAAGTGCTCCCAACCATTCGCAAGCATGGCGCGTACATGACCCAGCAGACCCTCGACAAAGCCCTCACCAGCCCCGACTTCCTCATCCAACTCGCAACCAAGCTGAAGGAAGAACAGGAAAAAGTCAAGGCATTGGAACCGAAAGCCAAAGCCCTCGACGCTTTCACCGACGTGGAAGACCGACTGCTCGTCCGCGACGCCGCCAAGATCCTATCCAACTCCGGCACCATCATCAACGAAAAACAACTGCGCGAATGGATGGCAGCCAACGACTGGATCTACAAGCACAATGGATCATGGCACGCCACCGCAAAACACTGCACAGCCGGACACCTCGTAATGGTCATGTCCACAAAGCACGGCACCAAAGCGGACGGCACGAAATTCGCTTTCCCACCCACCGTACGAATCACGAGAAAAGGCTTGGTGCTGCTCCACACGCGTCTCGGCGAAACCCGTCTGGCCAACGCCCTCGAAACAACCACCCACTGACCAAAAGAAAGGACTAACACCATGAACGATCCGCACATCATTCTCCCCTCCGCCCGCCTCGTCGCAGACCCGGAACCCAAACAAACCAAGAACGGCACGCCATACCTCCTCCTCAAAGTAGCCGCCAACGGAGGCCACAAGGACAAGCAGACCGGACAGTGGATCGACCACGACACGATGTTCGCCACGATCTTCGAATACGACCAGCGTCTCGCCGCCACCTACATCCAGAACCTCCACAAGGGCACCCCGGTCCGTGTCGAAGGCGACCTGAAATGGCAAACCGGAACAGACCGGAACGGACAACCGCGCACCGACTTCATCATCGACTATGCGACCATCGGCCTAGTCCTGAAGAAAGCCAAAACACAGCAGTCCACACCACAACAGCCGACACCGCAGCAACAGGCCGCAAACTGGGGCAACACCCCACAGTCTGACCCGTACGCGCAATCCTACAACGACGAATGGTGACAGAAAGGAACACAATGAACCCCAAAAAACATCCGATCAGCTACAAGCTAGGTACCTTTGCGGCCTACCTACTCCTCACGGCCGTGACAATTCTCGGCGTGACAGGTACGATAGCCCTCATGAAGCTCCTTATCGACTTCATACTCAGCTAAAAACACAGCCCCACAACAACGTGGGGCTTTTCCCATATTTGGATATAATCGGCAATATGACAGAAGTAGTAAGAGACCAGCACGGCAGAATCGTCAGCGGAGCATGTAACCCGACCGGCAAAGGCGGATTCCAAGACCGCCCTCAGGATCGAGGCTCATGGACCAAGGACACCAGCCCAACCCGGTGGATCCGCGAATTCAGCAAGCTCACCGCCGAGGAATTCAACGAAAGAATAAAAGACCCGAACCTCACCATGGTCCAGAAAATCGCCATCAGACACATCCTTAACGCCTCCAAAGACCCGAAAGTCGCAGCCGACTACATCGACCGGCTCGACGGCAAGGCCCGTCAATCCACAGACGTGTCGGTCACCGGCTACGAGCCGCCCCGCATCATCATCGAAGGCTTCGACGACAATCCCAAAAACACGAAAGACCACGAATAACACGACATGCAGATAGCGAAACCCTACAAGGACCTATGGTGGTGGCTCCACACGGAGACGCCACCATATCGCTATTTCTGCTATTCCGGCGGTCGAGCATCCGGCAAGAGCACCGCAGTCGCGCAAAGCCTCATACTCCGTGCCGCCAGCCAGCCGATCACCGTCCTATGCGCGCGAGAATTCCAAAACAGCATCGCAGACTCCGTGCATAAGCTCCTTGTGGGCACCATCCGAAAATTCGGCCTGCAAGGCTTCGAGATCACCCGCGACAGCATCAGCCACATCAACGGCAGCACTTTCATCTTCCGCGGATTACATAACAATTTTGAAAGCATCAAGAGCATCGAGGGCATCGACGTGTGCTGGGTCGAGGAAGCCCAAACAGTCGGCAAGGAAAGCCTGACCACGCTCATCCCGACCATCCGCAAAACCAATTCCACGCTGATCTTCACATGGAACCCACGTACGAGCCATGACCCCGTCTGGACCTACTTCATCTCCTCGGATTCGGTGGAACGCCACAAACAGACCTGCCATTGGCACACCACATTTGAAGACGTGAAAAGGCTCCTCAGTCCAGACGTGCTCTCCATGATCGAAGCCGACCGGGAATCAGCCGACTTCGGCCACATCTGGCTAGGCCTACCATACTCGGACACGGACAATCAACTCATCAGTGACGATATGCTCAACGAGGCCATCCGCCGTACGCCATTGGACGGACCGGTCACATTCGGCGTCGACGTGGCACGATACGGCAACGACCGCACCGCACTCACCATCAAAAAAGGCAACCATATCGAAACGCTTGAATCATGGACGCACGCAAGCATCGTGGACACCGGCGAAAGAATCAGGCTCCGCGCATCGCAATACCATCCGATCGATATCCGCATCGACGACACCGGCATAGGAGGAGGGCTTACAGACCTCCTCAAATCATGGGGACTGCCAGTCACTGGCATTAACTACGCCGGAAAACCGAAAGACCCCCAATACCCAAACGCTGCCTCGGAGCTATGGTTTGATTTTGCCGCCATGCTCCCCCATCTCAGCATCAACCCCCAGCTCTCCGACCTAGCCAAGCTCACGACCGAGCTCACCACCCGCAAATGGCAGATAACCAGCCGTAACCAAAGGCAAATAGAAAGCAAGCAAGACTACAAGGACGCCGTGAACCTCGGCAGCCCGGATCTCGCCGATAGCGTGCTCCTCGCATGCTACGAACCACCACAACTCCCCTCGTGGGATGTCATGGTCTGCTGATCATCCCAGTAGCCTACTGTCGGTAGAATAGTGTGATAGAACATTTCAAACCGAAACGAGGCAAATTGACCATTCTCAGCAACCTACGCTCAGGCTTCGCGAGCGCTTTCGGCCGCTCAAACGCCCCACACACGTCCCCAACGCCGGCAGGCGGCAACACATGGCAGCAAATGGGCGGTAACACCATCCCTTTCCACGACACGTACGACAACGTTTTTCCCTACGTGAACGCCATCGCCCAGCGTTTCAGCACCGTCATCCCCTACGCCGTCGCCTCGGACGGCCGTCGTCTCGACCCAGCACCGCCCGCACTAAGCGCCCTATACGCCCCTAACGACACGTACAGTTGCCTTGAATTCCTTAAACTCATCGCGTCAGGCATACTCACCCAGTCACACGTGGACATCCTTATATGGACCACCAACGGCCCCGGCGGCAACATCACCCCAGACAACATCACCGGATACACCCTCCTACCGTCGAACAGCCGCGTCTACAACGACACCCGCTCCGACTGGTACCACCGCGTAACCATGGACCTCGGCGACGGAACCCGCCAATACGAATTCACCCGCAACGAAACCATCTCGCTTTCGTACAGCCGCCACCCCGACGACCCCACGCGAGGCATCAGCCCCGCCATGACCATCAAGAAATGGGCCAACGTCGACGACATGATCGCCGACTACGAACGCGGCTTCTTCGGTAACAACGCAGTACCCGCCGGCATGCTCGGCATCGTCTCCGAAAACGCCGAAGACTTCCAACGCAACAGAGCACGCCTCGAAGAAACTTTCCGCGGAGCCGGCAACAACAACGGCATCGCCTACAACATGATCCCCGTCGACCCACTGACCCACAAGCCCAGCCAGACCAGCAAACTAGTATGGGTCCCATTCCAGAACTCCAACGACTCACTGGACCTACAGACGGTCAACGGCGTCGTCAACAACCGTCTGGCCAACGCGCTCGCCGTCCCCGACATCATCCGAGGCATCGACAACGGCCAAACCTACTCCAACGCCGAAATGGCCGAACGCGCATTCATCGAAAACACCCTCAAACCACTCTGCATGACAGTATGGGACAAATGGCAATTCGAACTCGACCGCATCACCGGCGGCCTCGGCTACGGCATCACTTTCACACTCGACCTCCCCGCCCAGACCGAAGTCGAAAAAATACAAGCGGAAACCCAACAAATCCGCATCAATAACCTCATCCAACTCGTCAACATGGGAGCATCGGTCGAAACCGCAGCCGAAGCACTCGGCCTCCCCGACGCATACCGGCGGCTCGACCTCCACCCATCCACCCACGACACACCACTCCTCCCCTCCGGAAGAAACACCACAAAAGCCTCCAAAACCATCCACGACACGCCAACCGAACCACACCTCCTGACCTCCACCCGCGCCTATGTAAACCGCATCATCCAACTCACCAGACGCTCGCAGTCAGGACTCCGAGACGACCTCAAAACCATCGGCCAACAGTGGGTCAACGACGTGGAAAACGACCTCATCACCCACCTCACCAACTACGCCCGCAAAACCGGCCTCAAACTCGAACAAGTCATCACCGCATGGGCCGAAACCCACCCAAACAACCCAATCGCAGTCGAAGTGCAAGGCTACACGCAACCAGACTGGAAAAACCTCTACGACTGGGCCAAACTCCCACCAAACGTGAAGACGGCATACATCGACCACTTGGAATCCATCGCCGACACGACCTCCAAGACCGTCACCGCGAAAACCCTCGACATCCTTACCAAGGCAGACAGTGAACAATGGGACGCAAGACGTTTGCACGACGAGCTCGCACGCCTCGGCAACGAGCACGCCGAACTCATCGCCCGCTGCGAAACCGTCCAAGCCCAAAGACTCGGCAGCTTGTACAGCGCACGCAACCTCAGCGAAACACTAGGAGTCCGACTGCAAAAGGTATGGCGTACCAGCGGAGACGCGACCACATGCGACTTCTGCAAACACATGGAAGGCACCACCATCGGCCTCGACAGCTCCTACCTGGACACCGGAGCAAACATCGAAATCGGTGACCACACCTACGTCAACAACTTCGAAAACATGACCACGCCAAACGGGCATCCGAACTGCCGATGCTACGAAGACTACGAAGTAGTGGAGAATTAACCCATGACATACGACATCCACTGCAAGAAATGCGGACGGTACCTCGGCTCATGCGAGCACGATACCGACGTGACACTCAAATGTCCGAACTGCAGAAGCCTATTGGAATATCACATCATGCTATTATGGGGACTTGAACACAAGCCCCCAAAGGACGTTCACGACAACATCACTACCACCGAATGAAAGGGTGACATGACCACTCGAAAGAGTTTCACCCACACCGGCGGTACCACTGAAACCGAAGGCCGAACCCTCACATTCCTCGCCAACTCAGGCGAAGTAATGTGCGGCGGACTCACCGTAGACCTCGACACGCTCAAAGCCCCACTCACAGACGGGACACTGAAACTCGTGTCAGACCTCGATGATTCCGACAGGCTCTCACTCCCCCTCCTCATCGACCACGTGCCATCAGTCGAGGCCCAAGCCGGCACAATCACCCGCCTCTGGATGACCGACGCCGGACTCATGGCCGAAGCAAGACTCAGCGAAGTCGACAACGGGGAACGCGTCCGCCAGCTCGCAGCCGACGGGTGCCTCACCAACAGTTTCAGCATCACCGTCGAATTCAACAGACAGCCCGGCAAGGACGGCATCATCCACGACAGCGAACTGGTAGAAATCAGCGTCGTCTACCGTGGAGCCGACCCCCGAGCCTCATTCACCTCAATCAACAACCGAAAAGGAGACACCATGGACAACGAACTCATGACCAAGCTGGCCCGCACCGTCGCCCAGTTCAAGCTCGACCCGGACGAGGCCGCAAACCTCACCTCGTCCGTAACCGACATCATGACCGACGCGGTAGCCGACATCAAGGACGCCATCAACGACCAGACCAACACTCAGAACGCTCAGGAACAGGCCGCACCGGAAGAACCCACCCAGTCCGCCAACAAGCGTCCACTCGTCATCATCAACAAGAGCAACCGAGCAGCCAAGCAGTCCAGCGTCGCCTCTTTCTCCCACACTCGTGAGACGTGGCTCGACTCCCCGGACGCCATGGCCGCTTTCGAACGCACCCTCATCGACAACGACAACAAGGGCGTCGAAGCATTCCACAAGGAGTGGGCCGACACCGTGTCCCGCAACATGGCCGACACCGCCTCCTTTGGCGTAGACAAGGCCAACGTGGACAAGTTCATCCCGACCGAAGCCATCACCACCATCAGCGACGCGCTCAACACTCGCGGTTCCGGCTTGTGGAACCTCTTCCGCAAGACCGGCATGGACCGCCTCACCATCGGTGGCAACATTCTCGGCCTGACCGAAGAGACCCGCGCCCACGGCTATCCGGTCGCCTCCTACGGCACCAAGAAGAAGGAACAGACCCCGAGCTTCGTGAAGCGTGAACTGACCGCGGACTACACGTACAAGTACATCACCCTCAACAAGGGTGACATCCGTCGTACGCAGAGGCCGGGCGCACTGCTCCGTTACATTCTCTCCGAACTGCCGAACTACATCGTCCAGACCATCGAACGTCAGGTCGTGCTCGGCGGCTACGAAGACATGGCTCACTTCCGCTCCATCACCACCGACGCGGCCGACTCCAAGTCGGAGTGGGCCGGAAACAAGTTCGCCCGCTCCTACACGCTCGGCGAGGAAACCCCGCTCATGGGCTTCGTGAAAGCCTCCCACATGGTCCGCGCACAGGGCAACAAGGTCCTCGTCTGCAATGCCGACACGGTAGCCGACCTGCTCATGAGCGCCGACGCGAACGGCAACAGCTTTATCGCCCTCGGCGGTGACGACACGCTCGCCCGCGCTCTCGGCGTCTCCCAGATCATCACCCCGGAATGGTGGACCGCGGAAGACGACAAGACGGTGGCCGGCGTGGTCATGTCCGCTTCCCACTACGCGCTCGTCGGCGACACTTCCGTCGAATCGTTCACGAACTTCGCCCTCCAGACCAACACCAACGAATACCTCCAGGAGATTTACGCGGGTGGCGGTCTGGACGCGGAGAAGTCCGCAGTGGTCATCAAGCCGAAGGCCTGATAATGAACGCTGAAATGTACTCACGAATCGGCGGCAAAGCACTGCCGGAAGACAATATGAACACGGTAAAGGTCATCAACTTCGTGGATGAAGAAGGTCAGCCGGTGGCTTTCGGTCAGGGTGCACAGGGTCCCGCTGGTCCCGCTGGTCCCGCTGGCCCGGTTGGTCCCGCTGGTCCCGCTGGTCCCGCTGGCCCGGTTGGTCCCGCTGGTCCCGCTGGTCCCGCTGGCCCGGCCGCCACGATCACCAAGGCCGATCACGTCGACCCGGCCACCGGTACCATCTCGGACATCGTGACCGCACTGGTCTCAGCCGGTCTCATGGCCGAAGCCTAACCCCGATAAAACCCCAACAGGGCCTTATCCACTACAATCGTGGATAGGGCCCTTACCTTTTGGAGGAAAAATGATAATAGACGACACCATCATCACCCAAGTCGGCGAAACAACCTACACGACATGGAAAGACGCCGCACTCGCCGACCTGGCAAACATGCTCTGCATGAACCAATTCGACCAGTCGACCGACACCCTCACATGCCTCGTCAACGATGACGGCCGACACGTACCCCTCCCAGCATGGTACACGGAAGTAACCGAAGTAAGATCCACATACGGCCACAATCTCGAATACACCATCGACTACACGCAGTCCGACGGGTGGACCCCCGAAACCAAATACGCGAAAACACTGACGCTCACCCCCCCATACCTACCTGGCATGCCAGTCACCATCACCGGCACCCACGGATTCAACCGACTGCCGAAACCATTAACCGGCGTCCTAACGGCCATCATCCAAGCCGACCAGTCGATAGCAGACCAAACGGACCGCATCACCAGCAAAAAAATCGAAGACGTAAGCGTCTCCTACGCCACCAGCACGCAAACCACACTCGAACACGCCCTCACCCCATACCTCGCACTACTCAACCAGTGGAACCTCTGCCACGCGACCAACAGTGGAGGCCTCCTAAGCATGCCAACCCCACACCACGACCTACCCTGGTGGATGAACGAACAAGACCTAGGAAGCAACGATTATGCCATTCTGTGACCCATTCAAACTCTTCCCCAACCAAACCCAGTCAGCCACCCTTTGGAAATACACAGCACCCGGCCTCGGCAACATCAAACTCGCCAACCTGAACGTCATCATCAAACACTCCACACAAACCAACCAACCAACCGAATACGCCAGCCGTATCATCTCCCGCCGTTTCCACATCCAACCGGACACACTCCCCGACAACCTCCAAACCGACATGGAAGCATGGCCAGACCTCATCATCACCCTCAACAACGGCCGCACCTACCAAGTCGAACAAGCCAGCCGAGGAGACGACATGACCACCGGCACCACCCAATTCATCACCATCACAGCCCACCCCTACGGACGGAACAGCCTATGAGCTACCACATCAAAACAAACGCCTCATGGACCCGTAAACTCTCCACACAACAACTCAACAAAGGCGGAACCCGCCTCATGACAGACATACTCCGCATGGCCCGCCAAAACGCGCCAGTCAAAACCGGAGCCCTACGCAACAGCGGCCGCTTCCAACAAACCGGCACACTCAACTGGCGCATCACATTCGGCAACAGTCGCGTCCCCTACGCCCGCCTCCGCGAACACAAAAACCGCCTCCACCCCAACACCACCCGCTACCTAGAACGCGCAGCCACCACCGCAAACAACAAAATCAAAACCTACTTCAGCCTCTAAGGACCCCACATGATAGACCTAGCAGTATGCATGACCCTCCAAAACGAAGGCTACGGCACCTACGGACAAAACCTCTTCTTCGGCACAAGCCCCGTCCTCGACACAGGCACCGTCACCAGCCAAGAAGGAATATGGGTCAACGCCAACACCGTCGACATCAACGGCGACCTCTACACCGACCAAATCACCATCAGCAGCCGATACGACGACGTACTCACCCAAGGCCGACTCATGCTCCAACTACTCCGCTACATCAACAACCAACTACCACACTGCTGCCAACTCACATGCCAACCAATCACCAACATCACCTACGAAAGCATCCGCACCCACCCAGCCACAGCCATCGACCTAGACGCCATCGACCACGAAGGCCACTGGGTTAAAAGCATCCGCTTCCAAATCGACTACAAGATCAACCCCACCACACTGTAAAATAGATACAGCCGCCAACTATTCTGAAAGGACACAAAAATGGCATCATACCCACTCATCGGCAAAAAAACCGTCTACATCGACGACATGATCATCCCCCCCGAATACATTCAAGACGAAGTAGGCACCATCACCCTAACCCCAAGCACCACCGAAATCGCCTCACAGTCAGGCACCATCAAAGTACCCAACGGCAGCTACGACGAACTCAGCTTCGAACTCAACATCATCTGCCCCAGCGTCCGATTCCTCGGCATGCTATTCCCCGAACTCTACCACAACGCATCATTCAAACGAATCATCAGCGGCACCATGAGCGAAACCGGCCAAGTCCGATTCGGTGGCAACGAATGCGTCAGCAACACACCCCGTGACATCATCATCCACAACGTCTGCGACGGCCAATCCAGCGCACAAGACTTCCGCATCCCACAAGCCCTCATCAGCGCAGGCGGCGAATTCAAAATCAGCCTCAGCGACCCATTCGTCGTAACCCTCAACGGAACCATGACACCCGGAAACGAAGGCGCAGTCATCATGGGCGAACTCGACCTGACCACGCCAAGCCACTACGACGAAACCACCGGCTCCATCAAACCAGATGAAAGTAAAATCACTGAACTAAAGGCCACGCCATCCGCCATCACCGGCAAGGTAAACGACGTAGTGAAGGTCAACCTGACCGCTTTCCCGAACGGCGCAGTCGGCAACATCACCGCCACCGTAGACCCCGAAGGACTGGCCGAAGCTTCCGACAATGGTGACGGCACGTGGAACGTCACCTTGAAGAAGACCGGTACCAGTACCGTCACTTTCAAGTCCGGTACCGTGCAGACTGTCGTCAACGTCAACGTGACAGCCTGACCAAGGATAAAATAATGCGCCCGTCGTGAAAGAAAGGCAAAGAACACGACGGACGCCCAATTTGAAATGGTTCCACATAAAGGATCCAATCACTATGATACAACACGATCGAATGGAGTACAAGCAATGGCAACGCCAATCCTTGACATCGACACTCGCAAGTCTTTCCGTACCCTCACCGTCAAACTTGACGGTATCGTCTATACCATGCGACCCCTCGGATCGAAAGACCTCCTCACCATCCTTGACAATGCCGAAACGCTAGACAAGCTCACCACCGGCAAAATGACCCGGGAAACCCTGGAAGCCGCGGAAACCATCATCTTCCCGCTCGTAGCCAGCCTCATGACACCAAGCAACGCTTTCCACGAATGGATGACCCAAACCAAACAACGTAGCGACCTCGCCTACTATCGCGCCATGACAGCCCTCTGCAGGCTCATGAGCCAGAACCTCAACATCAGCATCAAAGGCGAATAATCCATGAAATCATGGGATGAGCTCATCACTCCGGAAGAAAAGGAGCGGATGAGCAAATACAAGATGACGGAAACCGTTTACAAGACGGCTCCGTCCTCCCGCATCCTTGCCGAGCTTGGCACATTGTATGGATGGTCGGCTGTCCAGGACACGCTCACCAACCGGATCAGTCCGAGTCTCATGCTCAGCCTGGTCAAGGAAGGCCGTCACCTCCACAACATTCGACTAGCCGAACAATACCGTCTCACTTTTGAATGTTTGACAAGCGCGTTCAGCAAACACGGAGACCAACATATCAGCCGCATCATAGACCAGCTCGGAAAGGAATAAACGATGGCGGATAGCACACTCACCCTCGACGCTGAAATCAACACTTCGGATTGGGATGCCGGCGTTAAAACCATTCAAACGGGCAGTCGACAGATCGAACAATCCGCCCGTCAAGCGGGCGAGGGTTTAGAGGAAGTGGACAAATCATCCAATAAGGCTTCCAGTGGTACCGGTAAATTCGCTGCTATCGCCGGTGCGATGGGTGGCTTGGTCTCTACCGGTGTCAGCATGGCCGTGGACGCGATCAGCGATCTTAGCGGTGATATCATCGAGGCTTCCGACTCGGCCCAGAAATTCGCGAGTACACTGTCTTTCGCTGGTTTGGACACGAGCACTATCGACCAGTTGACCGCTTCAACGCAAAAGTATGCGGATCAGACTGTCTACGACCTGTCCGACATTCGGAATACGACTGCACAGTTAGCTGCGAACGGTGTCGACAATTACGCGAATCTGGCTGAAGCGGCAGGTAATTTGAACGCCGTGGCCGGTGGTAACGCGGACACGTTCCGTTCGGTCGGCATGGTGTTGACCCAGACGGCTGGTGCGGGCAAGCTCACGACCGAAAACTGGAACCAGCTTTCCGACGCCATTCCGGGCGCTTCGGGCAAGCTTCAGGAAGCCATGAAGAAGAACGGCGCGTACACGGGTGACTTCCGTGATGCGATGGCCAAGGGCGAGATCACCGCCGAGGAATTCAACAAGGCCGTCATGGATTTGGGTATGACGGACGCGGCGAAGGAGGCAGCTACCAGTACCAGTACCATCGAGGGTGCGATGGGTAACCTGGAAGCGTCCGTCGTGAATGTCGGCGTGCAACTCCTGGACTCGTTCAAAGGCCCGTTGACCGAAGGTATGAGCGCTCTCGCCGAGGGGATCGGCAGTCTGCCGGCAATGTTCACCGGCTTGGTGCAGTCGACCGGTCCGGCTTTGAGTCAGATGGGCAAAGTGTTCCAGTCGTCGTTCGCTCCGGTTGGCAAGATCGTGTCCGGTCAACTGTTGCCCGCCTTGCAGCCGTTCATGCAAGCCTGTCAGAATCTGGGTTCTGCGATCATGCCAGTATTGAATGCCGCTTTCCAAGCGTTCACACCGGTATTAGGATCACTGGTCGCGAAGCTTACCGAGGTTGTGGTGACGATCATGACCACTGTCACGCCGGTCATTAACAACATGGCTGCCGTGGTGCAAGCCGCACTGCCAGCCATCCAGGCTGCGTTCACGACGGTCGCGTCAACCATCCAAGGGGTCATCGACGCTGTATTCCCGT